CAGGGAATGGAAAGAAGAAAATACACCAATTGGAACTGGTAAAGTATTTTGCCCAAATTACCCTGTTGCGATTACGATCATTGTTAGACCGGGAAAGAAATGGCGAAAATGCGATTTGGATAATAGAGTTAAACCAATTCTAGATCAGCTTAAGAATTGTGGGTATTTAACTGATGATAATTGTGATTATGTTAAATCAATAACTATTGCATTGGGTGAAAAGGTTTCTAAAGATTTTGAGTCTTATGTAGAAATTGATATGACAAAATTTGGAGATGTTTTTGTATAATGTTTCCTATGAATCAAAAGATATCACAACTGGAAGCAATTCAATTAACAACCCGCAGAAGTTGCTTTTTAATTCGTGAATATACAGGACTGGAAGTAATGCCTGAAGAATTGTTTTCAACCTGTAGTGAAGCTATTTCTTTACTCGCATTAAAATGGGATTCTGATTTAATTCTTATTAAAAAGAATCCTGAATCAATCATTAACATTGTTGTAACAATGAATGTGATGGAATGGTGCATCAAGTCTAAAGCAGAAATAACTGGTAAAAAGGAGTACAAACTAAATTCAAAAAAAATAAGTGACGATCTAGAATTTATGGCAGAACATTTTGAACGAATGTTTCCCGGTCTAATGAATAGTAAAAATGCGGAAGATTCTTTGAATGCTGGTGTTTCAGCAACTGCAAATGCTGTTGAAAACAATGGATTCTTCTGGACAAAAAAGCTAAATGAAAAGATAACAATTCTTATGTCTTTTTATCCTGTTCTGCAAATTCACGCAAAACAGAATAAGAAATTGAATGAACTTTTGGAATGTTTAACAACTAATAAAGGGGAAAAGTAATGGCTTGTAAAATCAATGGAATGGTTTATGTCAGTAGTGCTGAAGCAAGAATAATAACAGGTGAATCTGCAACAAGTGTTATGAATTCAATTAACAAATTGATTTATACTGATTGCGTAAACATGAATGATTTTGGATTTGCTAAAGATATCTTGAAAGATGCTGGTGTATTGTCTGATGAAATGGAAATGAGAATCAAAAAAATAACTGAGAAAACTAGAACAACTTGGTTAATACCTATTGATCAAGTAATTGAAAAGGCAAAACGGTTTAAGATAAAGGAAGAAAAGAACGCTGAAAGAAAGTTAAAGAGAATTCAGGAAGCAATTACTCTTGTAAAATCCCTTGACGAAAAACAAATATAAAAATGGAAACAACTAAAAAAACATGGGTTGTAAATTATGATCCTTCAGGCGGTAATTTTTGCGGTATTTCCATCAATGGAATTGAATTAATGCCTATAAGTATTTCAATTGAAAAGAATTTGAATTGTTTAACAATACTGAAATTACAAATTTATATTTGTGATGGTGAATTAAAATTTATTGAAAATGTTAAAAAGGAGAAATTTTAGAAATGCAATCATCAGTAAATTATCAAGTATTTTTTGCTAAGTGTGTTGAGACAATGCAACAGAGATCCCGTACATATGATGATCCTGAAGTAAATTTTGATCGTATTGCAAGAGCATGGAGTATCTTTTTAAAGCGGGAAATTTCTCCCTATGAAGTTGCTATCATGATGGTGCATTTGAAGCTTGCAAGGTTAGCTAATGGGGTTCATCTGGATTCAATAGAAGATGCTGCAAGCTATTTAGCTATTGCAGAATCATTTGCACAAGCTGAAATTGATCAGGAAGAAGAAAAATTTGGAAAGATAAAGCTATAAAAAAAGGAGAGGGAAAACCCCTCTCCTAATTTTTTTTATTTAGATTTTATTTTTTTCCCCAAAAATTATTAATGATATTTAAACACCTGTCAACAACTTCAGGAAAAATTTCTTTTGCTTGAAAACCGTTTAAAGGCAAACTTTTAACATTAGTATTAACAATTGCAATTTGATTATCTTGAAACAAATTATTTATGAATTCATATTTTTTAAAAGCATCTTCAAAACTTGAGCAAGATTTTAAGCTGTCACATAATGCCCGAATTTGCTTCAAACTCATTATGTAATAAACATTTGTGTTTGCTGTCCAATGAAGTGGATTGTGTTCGGTAAAATCGTTTTTGTAAGGCATCTCTAAACCCCTTTAAATTTTGGTCAATCGAAATGATTAACCTTATACCTTTAATATATACCCTTGCAAATACATTGTCAATACAAATTGAAAGAATTATTAGGAATTTTTTTAAATAAAAAACAGGGGGAATTTCTTCCCCCTGAACTTTTTACAAACTTAGATAAAGCTTTGTATGGTTTTGGAACACTTCAATTAACATATCATTGTAAACACCTTGTATTGTATGCTTTTCAATGCCTGATTTGCTGTAAAATTTCAAGGTATAAGTATCATTGTATTCTAAATAGATTCGAACCTTGGAAGCAATTCTACACCCTTTAAAATCAAACTGTAAAAACCCTTGGGTTAAAGAATCTGTACTAAAATAAACATTGTGCGTTGCAATCATTGCAGATAATTTACGATTCCCGCCTAATTGGTTCAGGATTTCTTCAGCAATTGTTTTGGCTTCTTGGTTTTTGATTTCGATTTCGGTCATTTCATTCCCCTTTAAATTTTGGTCAATCAAAGTGATCAACCTTATACCTTTACTATATGCTTATGTATTCGCATTGTCAATACAAAAAGAAAAGAATTATTAAGATTTTTTAAAATAAAAAAAGGAGAGGTTTTACCCTCTCCTTTGATTTTACTTTTCCTTTAGCTTTTTAAAGTATTTTAAAGCTAATCTAATTGCATCAGTTTTATTATCTAGATCCTGATTTTCCCTAATCCATTCGATCAACTCTATATCCTTTTCGGTTAACCTGAATGAACTTTGCGGGTATTTCTTCTTTTCAGATTTCATTGATTATTCTCCATCTATTTGATTGTTGCAAATTTTATGGTGTATTCGATTTAAATCTTCGATGGTGCAACCTATCACCATTCTATTTAGTCTAGAATCTTCAGCATCAATAGAAGTTAATGATATTGCTGCTCTGATAATTTCAACTTCCCTTCTAGTTAAAGTTGATATTTTTTCAAAAGCATCTGGATTTCCAATTAAAGCCATTTCAAACCCCTTTGTAAAAAGTAAAAAACAACACCTAAACACCTTAACCTGTTAGCCAACAAAACAGGTTCTATTTTGATTCCAAGGCAAAAGCATTTTAGACTTAGCCATCCAATAGCTAGTAAAAATGCAATCATCTTTGAATTCAATTTGGCTTATTGGTAACCAAACTTTTCTTTCACAAAAATCAACCTGAACAGCTTTATCTGTTCTGTTTACAATCTGGTGTTCCATTGCAATTAAGATATTTTTCATTTCATTCCCCTTTGTTTTGTTTCAATCATCAACACAATATTAATATACAATCTGTAATTGCATTGTCAATACAAATTGTAAAGATTTATTAGTTTATTTCTAAATTAGAATCATCCCATTCATAAGGAACAATTGTCCAACAGTCTAAATTAGTGGCTAAATTTGGATCTGGATGAACTTCAGGACACAATTGCCAAGTTAAGATTTTAACCCCCTGAATGATGATCCTATGATCTTCCATTAGGGTATAAAGGTTTATAGCTGCTCCAAGTTCTTCCCAATCTTCCGCTTCTCGATCTTCAGGTTCAATTTGAATAATTAGATTCCCGGTTATGTCCTGTAGACAATATGAGGATGGAAGCGGGAATTGCCCTGCATTGTTTGGATAATCACCCGGATCTTCCCAAATATCTAAATCAACGGATAATGTGTTTTTAAGAATCTTCATGTTAAACCCCTTTGTAAAATGTGAATTAAAACCTTTTTTTGTACTCTTGTTTTAAAGCCCTGATTGCCCTTTTTTTAGACATAATCCTTAAGTTGTTATGTCTTATTGGGTGTTCAGATTCCAGCGAATCAATCGCTTCCTGAACGCTTTTAGTGCTGGAGCAAAACATCCAACCCAACATATCAATATCACCTTGATGCCCAATATACCCATAGGTATTATCATTTCTATCAATTCCATCGTGCATTCTTACAAATTCGTACATTTCTAAACCCCTTTATAAAAAGTAAAAATAACCCCTGAAGCTTACATAGCTTCAGTAAATTGTTTGTAAAGCTGGTCAACCATAGCTTCATACCTGTTTTCACCAAAAACAAGGTTTATTGCATCCTTGTTTGACATTCCGTAAGTTTCCTTCAAGCTGATAACGATGAAAGAAAATACTTCCATCTTTGTTGCCTTGATGTTTTTAGATTCAAAAAATTCAGCCATTGATTTAATTACTTCGTTCATTGCAAAACCCCTTTGTTAAAGTTCAATCATCAACACAATATTAGTATATATCCCTGTATGAACATTGTCAATACATATTGGCAAGATTGTTAGAAAATAAAATAAAATAAATTAAAAATCTAGGAGGGTAAGATCCTTTTGAAGCTGGACAATCCTTTGAAGAAGCTGGTGTATACGATTTTCTTGGGTACGAACTTTATTTGTTAAAATGGAAATTTTTTGTTGTTGAATGCAAATAATTTCTACAGTATCACCTAATTTAGTGTGATAGCAGCTTTTGCATAATCTCCCGCTGTAAGTATATTTGGTCAATTTTTTGACACATTTTCGGCACTCCGTAGGGTGTTCTGTTAGTTTCCTGTTTCGCATTAGATTATTTAACCTTCCTTGGTTTAGATTTTGGTTCAGGATAATAGATTGGAATCATTTTTTCTGTTCCATCTTCTTTGTTCATTAGTCCTAAAGCTGGTTGCATCAAGTTCATAACAACAACAGGTATAATCATTTCGTACTTCTTGATTGATTTACCGTTTTTGCTAGTAGGATAGTACACAAGTTGGGGGTAGGTTGAATGCGTTTTGGATTCAAATTCCCGTATGTTTTTTGCCTTTATTTCCCTTCCCCATGTAATGAATACTTCCCCCTCTATTCCCTCTATTTTGGCCTTACCTATGCCGGAACAACCTAGGAAGTAACTTCCGTAGATTGTCCCGTAATAACGCATTTCTAGAACCTTTAAAGCCTTAAGCATGATTAAACCCCTTTCTTTACTGGTGCATTGTTTTGGATAAATACCCGGTTTTCAAGCTTCAAGATTTCTTCCAGCTTTTGATTAATTTCCTTTAATCTTCCTTGGTAGTTGTTGCATATGTTTAATATGCTTTTTGGGTTCTTTTCAATCTTTGACTTTACAATCTTTTTTTCTTCGCAAAGTTCTGCATAGAACCTTCCTAAAGAATTTCTGATAAGTTTCAAATCCTGTTCGCTTAGTTCAATGTTCATCTGATTCCCCTAGGTAAGTGTAAAGTAAATAGTAATGGTGTTAGTTGCAGCTTACTGGCAACATTTCAGTTTCACGGAGAGCAAAACCATAGTTTTCAAAAGATACAGAATAAACAAACATATCTTCGCTTTTAAACCTCCCTGTTCTAGCAGGGAAAAAAGTTGCTTCGTTAACAATGCAAACTTTACCGAAATACCAAGAATTCTTATCATTGTTAACAACCTTTTGACCAACAACAAACTTTGATACATTAGCCATTTCAATCCCCTTTTCAAATCGTTCACAAGTTACCCGGTCAAACACTTCGTTTAACCTTATAAGTTTAATATATTATGCTTGGAATACATTGTCAAGACAAGTTTGGAAAGATTGTTGGTTTTGTATGAATATATTATTTTCTATGATTTTGGGTTGTTCTTAGGTTGTTTACAATGATTAGGTAATCTGTAAGCTTAAAATGTTTTGGCTCAAACTGTATGAATACATTCATTATATTGTGAAATAATGTATTATTTGGTTATTTGGTTAGTTTACATTGATTAGGTTGTTATGTTTTTGAATGGTTTTGGGAAGGTTTTGTCTCAGTTTATATGAATAGATTAAACTTTTGAGGGTTTATCAGGTAAGGTTTTCATCCAGTTTATATGAATAGATTCATATAGAATCGTAAACAATTGGGTTGATATAGGGGAAGCTCCTGATGCAATAGGGGAAGCTTAAAGGGGGAAGCTGGATCTGTTTTAGGAAGGTTTATGTCCAGTCTATATGAATAGATTCAACTGATTGTTTACAATTGGGGTGTTTGTTAAGATATCCAATACACTAGGGTATTTAGGTAAGAATTATTAGGTTGAATATATTCATACAGAAGTTTAAAAAAAAATAAAAATAAATTGGGTGGGGGTGGCTCGGTCAAGGGGAGGGAGGGTATCTAGTGTTAACATAGGTAAGGTAGGTGGGTGGTGGGTAATGGGGTGGGTGAGGGGGTGTAGGGGGTATAGGTAGTGCTATATTAAAGACCTCTCTTATCCATATATATATATCCATATTCTATTATAATATTTTTTTTTTTTTATATAGAGATACTATTAAGACATCCAACCTTTATTTATATTAATCTATTCAACCTCTTCTACTCTTAATATATTCAACCTATCTTTGTCTTAATATATTCAACCTACTCTACTCTTAATATATTAAATGTCCTGTACTATGAATATATTATATCTGTCCACCAACCTTGTGTACGAGATATTAAAGACAAACTTAGGTGCTAATTCCTGGAGATTGTCGAAACCCTATTAATATTGTCGAGGAGGATTTCTCCCCCCCCTCCCCTCCCTAAAAATAATTACCATTTTTCCAAATCGTCAACTTAGAATATTTTCCAATTTTCCTAAATCGTCAACTTGCAAAGTATTGCAAAAATAGGAATCGATGTTACTATGTTAAAATCAAAGGAGAACAATTATGCCTTCAGACTCATCAATGGCGATTTCGCAAACGATACCGGGAACAGTAACAATTGCTGCTAGTGGGGCAAGCCACATTCACGCATTCACATTGCAGGGCGATGGAGATTGTTCGGTACAGTTTTTTAAAGCTGATGGAACAACAGCATTAACCGGATTGATTCATATTCCTTGCTATCAAATCTTTTCGCAAGCAATGCAATCAGTAGGTTTGATTCGTAGTGATGCGGGAATTAAATTAACGGTGGTAGGTAACGCATCAGGTAGATTAAGTGGGTTTGTTACTTATAACGCATAACCTTACCTAAACTTCCCCCGCAAATTGTAAACCCAAGAACTAAACCATGAATTCTAAAAACCCAAGTAAAAAAGTTAAAGAATCCATTAGTTATGGTTCTGGTGAATATTCTTCAGGGTTTGGGCCTTTCTGGAATGATTCGGGTGCATACAATCCTTTTCAATTCCCTTCCGCTGGTCAAAACGGTTGGATAGATCCCGTACAGCTTGCAATTAGAGATAATTACCTTTCAGGTGAGCAATTACCCGTTTATCTGACTTGGTGGCAATTAAAGAGCATCAGAGACAGGGCAAGGTATGTCTATGCTGTAAATGAGTTTGCTCATGGGATCGTTGGATGTTTTCAGAATTTTGTTGTTGGTGCTACCGGATTTAAGTGGCGGGTAGCAAATATTGATTTAAGAACACCAGTTCCTGAAGACATATTGAAACGATGCCAAAATACTCTGGATATTTTCAGAGAATATAACAACATGGTTGAAGTTGAAAACGAGATAGTTTATCGGCTTCATGTTGATGGTGAAGTGTTCATCAGGAAGTTTCCTCAAGCAAATGGAATGCTTGTAATTAGATTCATAGAACCTGAACTTGTAAGAGGTTATGCAACGGATATAGGTTCACCAAAAGATTCATTTGGGATAATTGCGGAAGAAGATGATATAAATTCTGTTCTTGGATATCAGGTTATTGAAAAGCCTTGGGAAACAAAAGAACCAAAATTTATCCCTGCATCAGATATTATTCACATTAAGTTTGGAACTAATGCAAATGCAAAGAGGGGTTTAACTTCCTTCTATCCGGTGTTTCAAAATTTAAACAATTGTGAAGATATTTTAGCTTCTACTGTAACGATGGCAAAAGCTAGAGCAAAGATTGCGATGATTCGCAAAGTTGCCAATGTTGCACCTGATTCAATGTCTAACCTTGTAGATGCAACGGTTGATGCAACGATTACTGATAATAATCCAATGACGGGTAATAACATGAAGCTTGAACGCTTTGGTTATGGATCTATCATTACAACCCCCGAAAATATTAGTTATGAATTCCCCGGCATAAATGTTGATGCTGCTGGATTGATTGAAGTCCTTCAAGCTAATTTAAGATCCCTTGCCACTAGATTTGGCATTAGTGAAACCTTAGTTTCTGGTGATGCTTCAAATAACAACTATTCATCCGCATTGATTGCAGAAGCACCAGCAAGAAGAACCTTTGAACGGTGGCAGGGTATTGTAGGAAGATCCTTGGCTGAATGCAGATTTGAACCAAACAAATCCCTTGCATGGACACAACTTAATTTAGCTGCTGAACATGGAATAATACCAAAAGAGGTTTTAAAGAATCTGAAAGTTACTGCTGAAGCTTGTTCGCTTCAATCTAGAGATCATCAAAAAGAAGCAGAAATGAACAGAATGTATTTAGATATGGGTGTTAAGTCGATTCAAACAATTAGATCAGAAGTTGGTTTAGATAATGATACTGAAGCAAGTAACATAAACACCCAAGCAAATTCTAAACCCGGTTCATCTGCAACAGCAGCAGCACCCAATGCAGCACCAGCAGGAAATAAACCTGAAGGTGAAGCAACAGACAATGTTCAAGATACTGCTTTAAATGGGGCTCAAATTCAATCCCTAGTAAATGTAGTAACGCAATGTGTACAGGGGTTGTTACCAATTTCCGCTGGTATGGCTATTGCGAAATCATCCTTCCCACTAATTCCGCAAAGTGTTATCGATGCAATTTTCAAAGATATCGAAGTAAAAAAAATACCAGAACCTGAAGCACCCAAGCCTTCCAACTCATTGACAACCGATACTAAGAAGGATTAAAATATTTACATATGGCAAACGCATTAATTCAAAATCCTGTTGATCGAGAAAACCACATTGTTCACGGTGTGAAAGTTCTTGGATTCACTTCTGCAAATGGAAGGATTTATGATTTTGCTGCTGTTAAGGAAGCTATTCAAAAATATGAAAAAGCTCCTGTTAACAAAGATCATAACATGGAAGAACCTTCCTTCTCTGATCGTCTAGGATGGCTTGAAAATGTGACTTTGCAAAAAGATGGGTTGTATGCCGATTTTCATTATAACCCTCATGCAGAGGGGATTGAATCGTTTCTATGGTTCGCTGAACATAACGGTTTAGGTGATGTTGGATTTTCCCATTTAGTTTCAGGAAAGTATTCTGTTGATCCAGATGGAACGGAAAGAATTACTAGAATTGATAAAGTTAAATCGGTTGATCTAGTTGCTAACCCTGCAACAACAAAAACAATATTTGAATCAGAAGTTAAGCCAATGGCGAATAAAGTTATTGAAGAAGCAACTCAAGATGTAGGAACAGGTGATTCTGTTCAATACAGGGGTGGTTTTGGAACAATAAAAAACATTAAAAAATTTGATAAGGGAACAATATATTCAATTAGAAATAGTAGGGGAAGCGAAGATACTTTAAAAATCTACGATGATGAAAATAAAAATACTCATGCGGATTGGATTTTGAAAGTTAAAAAGATTCCTAATCGAAAAGAAAAATCTCCCGCTGATCAAGGGTATGATCAAAGATCAGCATATAACGAATCAGATGAACCAGTTGTTTTTGGTTCTACTGTTACAAAAACATTTTATGACAAGATGAAAAAACTTGCTGCTTCAGGAAGTGAAGAAGGTAAAAGGCAAGTAGCATGGATTGAAGACGAAATAAAGAAAAGCGAAAAAGAAAGAAAGATTCAAAAAGATTTGTGGGCAAAGCATCTTAAAGATAAAAAATCAAAATCTGAACAAGAGGGTAAACCAATGGATAAGAAGATTGCAAAAGAAGCTGGCAATGCAGCGAATAAAGCAAAGAAGAATGAATTGGATAGGAAGCAAGGCGAAGATTTTATGAAAAGAAATTCTTCTCTATTTAAACCTACACCGGGGTTTCCAAATCAATTACCAGCAGATTACGATTATAAACCAGCACAAAAAGCCTTTGGAAGAAGTTTTAAAAAAGGTACATCTAAAGATGTTGGGGAAGATGATTCTGTAGATGAAGCATATAAAGACCAACCTAGTGATCCATACGAATTAGGTGTATTTCTTAGGAAACAAGGTGTAAAAAAACCTGATAATCCTTTTGGAGATGGTATTGGTAAAACTTGGAATTCAGATCAATTTGATCGTGGATTTTCAGGAAGACCAAGAGCAATATTTAAAACTAAACCCGGTGACCCCGGTGAACAAGAAGGAGATGATGAAATGGACAATAAGAAAATGATGGAAGAAGAAAATCCAATGCAACAAGAAGAAGCTATGCAAGAACCAATGATGGAAGAAGCAGATGATGTTTACGCAAAAGTAAAAGAAGTTTGCGAAGGGGAAGGTTCTGATGAAGAAAAATCCCAAAAGATTCTTGAAATGCTTGGCCTCTCCGGTGGTATGTCCGAAGGTGAAGGTGAACCTATGGAAGAAGCAGAAGAAGATCCAAAAGAAAAAGTTGGTTCTGAATCTGCTGTTCTTGAAGTCGATGATGAAGAAGAAGAAGAACCCAAAAAAGAATCTAAATCGGAATTAGCTTCTTTGCGAAAATGGAAAGCTGAAAAGCTTAAGGAAGAAAAGATTGTGAATCTGATTAAAGAATCTAATCTTGAACCAACCAAAGTATTCATCAAACAACTTTCAGCAATTGATTCTAAACTATGGAGTGAAGCAATCAACGATAGGAAGAAAGTTGCCTTAGTTAAATCTTCCGTTAAACCAATTTCATCTGGTTTGCAATCAAGAAGCGAATCCAGTTACAAACAATTTCTTGAATCCGTATTAGGTAAATAAACAAACTATTTAAGGAGTTTCTACAATGGCGATTCGATACAGTTTCAATACTACTAATCCTGTTATGGCTGAAGTTGATACAACTTCTGCAATCGCTTTAGGCGACCTTGTTGCACAAGTTTCAGGTGAAGTAATTTCTGCTGCTGATTTTACTTGGACAACCAACTTAGCAACAACCCAAGAAAATTTTGCAACAGCATTTCTTGGAATATCTGGTCAAACTAAACTTGAAGATGTTGAAAAAATCTACGGTAACTCTGTAGCTAATCAAATCAGAATTGATTGCTCCGGTATTTATGAAGGTGATTATACAGGTGTTGCATTAGTTATTGGCGATTATGTTGGGCCTAGTTCCGCTGCTAGTGTACTGCTCCCGCAATCACTTGTTAAAGTTGCAACTGCTGCTTTAGCAATTGGTAGGGTTGTAGAATCTTTAGCTGGTAATGGAACTGTAAAATTCCAATTGCTATCCTCACTTAATTCAGTATCCCGTTAAACAAACTTTTTAATTTTTAGGAGATTTCGAGAATGAAGAATCTAGGAAAAAAGCTTAAAGCATTTGGCAAGCAAAACGGTGTTTTAAAAACTAAAACCTACTTGGCAGAATCTATTGCCAAGGGTGATATCAGTTTAAGGAATGTATCGCTTAGAGGCCTTGCAGAAGGTATCATTGGCGATGATTGGGCCGAAAAGATGCAACGGTTCAATGGGCCTGATCGAGTGTTTATGGAAGCATCTGAAGCGGTTGATGCAAGTAATTTTGCAGCAATCACCGGGCAGATTCTTATCACTACTGTTCAGGAAAAATACAAACTAGCAAACATGATTGGCGATGAATTGGTATCTACAATTCCCGCTGGTCAAAATCTTTCTAGTGAATTGATTCCTTGGCTATCTGATATCAGTCCTTCCCCTGATGTTGTTCAACCCGGTATGCCATATTCCCAAACTCAATTTAGTGGTAACTATGTACGCATTCCAGCAATCGAAAAGGTTGGTAGAATTTGTGCAATTACTGCTGAAATGATTTACTCCGATAAAACTTCCCAAGCTTTATCTAGTGCTGAATCGGTTGGAACTTATTGCGGTTTAGTTCGTGAAGAACGAATTTTAAACACCGTATTGGGTTTAACTGGTAGCTATGTTTATGGAACTGCTGTAGGTGCAGAATCAACCCTAAACACTTATAGCACTACAGCACAAGCGGGAATGACATTCGGCTTTGTAAACAAAGTTGCATCTTATTCTTTAAGCAATTGGTCAAGTATTAATACTCTTGAACAATTGTTTTATAACATGAAAGATCCAAATACCGGAAAACCGATTCAGGTATTTGAACCCGGTGCAATGTCAATCCTAGTTATGCCATTCCAAAAGTATACTGCAAGTAGGATTCTTAATCCTCAAACAGTTACTAAGAACGGTCCTTTTGCTACTAGTGGCGATGTTGAACAGCTTGAAAGTCCAAATCCTTTGGATACTAATTACAAGATTTTGACTTCTGCAAATGCAAGAAATCTTCTTGTAAATAGTGGTGTTGCTGCTGGAACTGCTGATAAGTATGTTTTCCTTGGCAACTTTAAAAAGGCTTTCTGTTGGAGAGAAGCAAAACCACTAGAAGTAGTTCAAGCTCCTGCAAATAACTGGGCCGAGTTCAATCAAGATATTACAGTTGCTATCAAGGCTTCTTGGTGGGGTTCGGTTGGTGTTCTTGATCCTCGCTATGTCGTTCAAGGTTTACCTGCATAACCCTCAGGTAAAACCCTCAAGGCCTGTACAGTTATTCCCTTTTCTGTACAGGCTTTTTTTCTTATAGGAGTATTTGCAATGCCTACACCCGCTGAAAATATTCTTACCATTCGAGATAATTATATTGCAGCATTGTTAGCAGATTCTGCAAATCCTCAACCATCATATTCTTGGGAAGGTGTTAGTGTTTCCAGAACTGAATGGAGACAACAACAACTTTTGAATGTAACGGAATGCAATAAGGTAGCAGCAGCATTAAACCCCCAAGAATTCCGTACTCAATTCATGTAGGAGTGTTTATGCCTACTTTAGACTTATCGCAAGAATACAATGTTTTTGATAACCCTGAAGTTCTTATATTGCTTAATCCCGCTGGTGATACTGCAACAACTAATTACGGGTATCGTAGAGCAATTACAGTTGCTTACCAAGATCAATCAGGGGTTATGAAGGTTGAAAACATTACTAAATTTTTGGTTTGGAAAACTAATATAACCCCATTAGTTCCGCAAATTGATTGCGAAATAACTGATTCAAACGCTGAAAAATACTATGTAAATAGTGTAGATAATCAGGGAAATCAAGAATATTACGGTTTAGACTGTACTAGGAAAAGCAGCTAATGCAAAAAGTAATGAAAACAAATCGGCCTATAATGACAGCAAATCCCGCTGATCGTTATACCACTATTGAAGATGCTTTGGCTACAAATTTAGCTGCATTAGGTTACACGGTATACAAAAGAAAAGGTGCTGTAATTCGTGAAACAGATGTGTTTCCATCTGTAGTTGTTTCCCCTTCTGATGATGGTGAAGAATTAGGTGTAGAAACATTTGGTGGTATTGTTGAATTCCTTTATAACTTTAGGGTTTATTATATTCAGACTTATACAAGGGATTTAGAATTTACTGATCTTGAAGACCGTTACAAAATAAGAAAAGAAATTTATAGGATTAATCAATTCGCTGGTTCTATAAGTCCTACAAGAATTTCCATCAAAGGTATTCAACCTTTTTCAATCAATGGACAACCACAAACTGTTTACAATGTTACGGGTTTTAGGGTACAATATGGTTTTATGGAACAAGGTTTGGTTTAACTAGGAGATAAAAAATGCCAGTAGATAATATATTTCTTACAGGTAAAATTGCTTTATTTGATTTAACTAGAACAGATGGAGTTGTAGGTACTGGTACACTTCCAGTTACTACAGCAACCATTGCAACAAAAATTGAAACACCTGAATCTTCCTCTTATGCTTCAAATGGTTATACAGAACTTGTTTTAGGTATTCAATCCGCAGAAATAACTGTTGAGATTCTTTATGATAAAGTTGCATTGCCTCCAATATTTGCTGGTATGAAAGCAGATGTTACTTTATCTCCTACTGGTGGTAGAACTGCATTTCTTGCAGCATCTCCAACAAGCACACAAGCAACTTTATCAGCAAATGAATATTTAGCTTATGCGGGTGATCCTTTAACTTTTATTTTTGAAAATTGTACTGTAACGCAAGTTACTTACGATATGCCTGTAAAGGATCTTCAAAAAGTAAAGCTAACTTTAATTCCTTCAGCAAGTCCAGAAGTAAATTTTAGTGATGTAGCATTCTAAATTTAATTTAAGGAGTTTATACAATGGCTGTTTTATCAGGAAGATTAGGATCAATTAACTTTGGTGCATTAACAAACATTCCAGCAACAAACATTTCAGTTAATTCAAAAGCTGAAGTTGTTGATACAACTAATTTTACAGGTTTAGGTTTTGATTCTCATGCAATTGGTATGTATTCCGCTGAAATAACTTTAGACCTGTTAGAAGTTAATTCTGGTTTCGGATTGAAACAAGGTCAATCAGGAACTGTAACAATAAACGATGGTGACGATGTAACACCCGGTGCAGTTACTATTACTAATTGCCTGATCACAGGTATTAATTATGATGCTGGTGCAAAAGACATCCAAAAAATGTCTATTACATTAGCAACTAAAGGTGCTTATTCTATCATTGTTGGTTAAATCTAAGGGGGAAAAATGGCAGATTCAGTAGGAAATATTTTGAATTCATCTGGTGAAGGTTCACAAACGATTGAATTTAAGGGGAAAAAATATACTGCAAGTTTGATTACTCAAAAAGTAAAAGCTGATTTTGAAAAGTCGATGGAAAAAAAAGCTTTAGATTCAATTTTTACTTTGAAGGATCGGCTTGAACCTGTTGAATTTCGAGAAGCTGTAAGTGGTGTTACTAGAGATATTGCTTCAGGTGTTTATTCTTTTGGATCAGAAAATTGTGTAGCGTTTTTAACAACTCCTGTAGGTGTTTTAACATTCGCTTCAATACTTTTTTCTGCTCCTGAAAATGAAATGCAAGATTTAGTTCTTTCTGAAAAAGAAAGATTTGAAGCAGTTATGGAAATCGTAAGGGAAAAAAGTTTCCCAAACGCAAGGAGGGAGTAAGTTCATCCAAAAGATATGAACCTATTCCCCCGCCTAATTTAATTAATTACTATGTTCACTTAATGGATAAACCTTATCTATTAAGGCCTTGGGAGATAGAAAAATTAACCGATATGCAGATTGTTGAACTGTACTACAGAAAAAGAGATGATAAGGGGATACCACTAGAAATACACGATGAAAAGCATGAATGGGATACTAGGAAAAAAGTAGTACCTGAAGAATTAGCAATGTTTAATAAGTATCAAAATTTTATGAAAACGGGTTCTATGTTAGGTGGTTCACCCAAGCAATTAAATAAATCTTGGGTTGATAAATTTGGAAAAATACCGGAAAAACCAAATGGCTAAAGATATTCCAATTGATTCCGGTTCAGATTTTACAGCAGATGTTGTAAAAGCTGTTGAAGCAATTGCCCAAAACATAAAGAATTCATCAACCGCTTTTACAGGTAATTTTGATAAAGTTTCTAATTCAATTAAGACAATGCAAAAAGCGGTTGTAACTTCTGTTAAGCAGATTAAATTAGTTGCACCAGTAAATAAAAAAGATGTTAAGAAGGAAGAAACAAAAGATTTAACATCTGAATTTTCAAGAATTGTAGACGCAATTCAGAATATAAAATTAGTTTCCCCGGTTGAAAAACAAATCAAAAAAGAACCTGAGAAAAAAAAATCAAAATCTGAAAATAAAAAAGATACTATAAAAGAAAAAGAATCTAAGGCTGTTAAACCTAAAGATCCTATAAATTATACGAAGCCAATTTCATCAGGTTTTAAATCAATCATTACAGCAATTGCAACCTCAACAAAGCAAGTTATATCAGCAATTTCTAAAATCAAATTAGGTAAAGAACCCAAAGAATCTATTAAAGAATCTTCTGAAAAATCATCTAAAGAATCTTCCGAAAAATCATCTAAAGAATCTGTTAAAGAATCTAAAAAAGAATCTGTTAAAGAATCAATCAAGGACAAGTCTGTTAAAGAATCTAAAGAAACAATAAAGGAATCTTCTAAAGAATCTGTTAAGGAATCTAAAGATAAATCAAAAGATTATTCAAAGGAACTTTCATCAGGTTTTAAATCTGTAACAACTTCTGTAAAGGATATGACAAAAGAAATTGTTGCATCTGTTGGAAAAATAAAACTAGATGTTGGTAAACCTGAAAAATCAAAAGCAGAAAAGAAAAAAGAAACAGAAGGTAAAGCAAATTTTGCTGAAGATATTTCTTCCGGTTTTGCTTCTATCGTTACTTCTGTTTATGAAGCATCAATACTAATTACTAATGCTGTTCTTGAAATTGGAACAGAGATTGTAAACGAATTAACAAAAACTAAAGAACAACCCAAAAAAGAATCTAAAGAAAAGTCCGGGCCTGATTACACTCCTGATTCATCGATGGATGAAAAAGAAAAAACAGATATTAAAAAAGAAGGTTACAAAGATAAGTCTAAAAAAGAACCTAAAGCAAAAGGGATTTCTATAGCTAAAGCAGTTATTGAAATCAAGCAAGCAATTATAAATATTGGAAAAGGTAAAGAAAAAGAAAGTAAAAAAGAAAAGGAAAGTAAAAAGGAAAAGGAAAGTAAATCATCAGTATCTTCTATAATTCCTGATTTAAAAAAAGCTTTTAGTTCTTTAATAAATAAAATTCCCGGTGCATCACAAATATCAAAAGGTGGTTTAGTTGGAGAAAAATTTTCAGGATTAAAAACTGTTGGTGCTGCTGTTGGTGGTTCTGTTGGTAGTGCTGTTGGTGGTGCTGCAAGTAGCGTAGCAAGTAAAGCTGCATCAGGTTTAGGAATGGCTTTAAATTCTGTAACTGGTTCAGTTGCTATTGCTTCAGGTGCAATTGGAATGTTTGGTTCATACATTGAAAAATCTAACCCCGCATTGATGGAACAATTTGGAATTATTCTAAATGATTTAGGTGGTGTAATTGGTCGATCTCTTGCACCAGTAATTCAAACACTATTGCCATTGTTTCGCCAATTTGCTGATTACATTGATTATGCAATGAAGTTAATTCAACCTTCCATTAATGTTGTAATTAACGCATTTAAAGCATTAGCCGGGCCTCTAATGGAAGCGGGTGCAACAATTTTAAAAGTGTTTGCCCCTGTATTAGTTTTTGCAGCAAAAATTCTTGAAGGTTTAGTTATTGTTGTTACTCCTTTGATTGATGCTTTTGCAGAATTTATTGAAATAATTGGCGAAATGTTTGCAGCATTTTTTGATGGTATTGGCATAACTGAAATTATGATGAATGGCTTTAAATTAATGGCAGACGGTGTAAAGATTTTGGTAGGTGCGATAGGTTGGGCAGCGGGTGCATTTTACCAAGTAGTAGGTGCAGCAATAAAAGGAATTGGGTTTCTAATCAGCAAGATTCCGTTAACAGGTGATCTTGGAAAAACCTTGATGAAAATGGGCGATGATGCTGATAAAGCGGGAGAAAAATTAAGAAATTCCGGTGCTGATATGATTTCATCAGGGTTAACAGGTAAGGAAAGAGAAAAAAAACCCTCTAAAATTAAAAAAGATGCTTCTGTTGGTGCAGCGGTTCGTGAAGCTCAAGAGGTTTCAATCTCAGGTATTGGCGATGATATCCGTAAATCGGCAATGATGGCAGGGCAAGGGCAAAAAACACAAGAAGAAGCTTTGAATGATATTAGTAAAAATCTAGAAAAGAACAATCTTGCAGCAGCAGTTGCACAGGGAATGATTGAAGCACAATCAAAAATTGGAGATAAACCACAAGGATTTACAAACGATACTGATTATTCTGGTTCAGGTGGTTCTTTTGAAGCACCATCATAAGGAAAAAAAATGCCAACGATTCCAATTGGTTTAGAAACAGCTTGGGTTGATAACACTATTGCCGAACGAATCGGAAGTAGTTCACCCAATTCCGCATCATTTAATTCTGATGGTAATTCTAGAGCATCAATGACTTATCTTGTTGATGGATTTGGTACGGATCTTGCACAACAAAACCCATTAGTTGCATTTTGTCAACAAGCTTTAGGTACTACAAAAATAAGCGAACTTTTTAACGATGGATCTTTGGAACGATCTTCGCCAATGGCACACCCACAATATCGATGGCTTTATGCTGATAGTATTTCTTCAATTCGTGGTTTGGGTTTACTTAGAGAATCGCAAGAAGATCCTTCTTCACCTTTAGTTCCTTGGGTTACTGCTTCAGATACTTCCTATCAATTAACAGCACCATATTTTACAATCTATTCAAAGTATGAAGTAACAGTTGAGTTTGGCCCAAGACCTTACCTTGCAATTAATGATCCAACGATGTTGGCACTAGAAGCAGAACACCCCGGTGAATATGCAATCATTGGGCCTGATAATACTTATTCAAAAGATGATGGAACACAAATAACAATTGCTGGTTCTCCATTCCGTGAATATATGCGTTTTACAACATTCACAACGGAAACTTCAGCAGAATATTTAACCCTTAAAGGTGGTCAATTTCAGTTTGTTTCTGATGTTACTGATCCCCCAATCAATGGAACAACTATCCCCGGTTTCTTTGGAAAAACATTAATTCCAAAAACAACTATTAAAATTACTTGGTTTGATGTTCCTTACAATTTTGTTGATCCTAATTCGACAGCATCAACAAATATTTATCAAGGTTTAGGAAGGGTAAATCAAAAATGGTTTTATGGTTTTGCCCCCGGTGAATTGCTTTTTGTTGGATTTTCTAATACGCAAAAAATGCGAAATCAATTTGATGTGTTTGATTATTCTTTAGCTAATGCAGCAGATTTACCCGATATAAACACAATACTTTTAACTGATATTACATTTAACTTTTTATACATTCCTATTTTTTCTTATGACAAAACAGGAAATATTTATCCAGCAACTCCAACAGGTGTTATTAATCCTTTAAATTTAAGCTATGTAAACGCTGGACATAATTTGGCAATGAGTAACGCAAACAAAAAATATTATCCTGTTGTTTCCTTAGATGTTCCTCCTGACCCATTACCAGTAAATTGGGATAAAACAGAAAAAAAACCAATATATCCTAGTTATCCATTTGAATTAATGTTCAATGCTTTGCCTTATATCATGGCAGAAGAACCAACTGTATAAAGGAAAATTATGAACGCTGGAACATACAATATAATTTGCGAACAAGGTGCAACATTTCAACGAATAATAACGGTTGTAAATGCTGATGGAACTTTACCGGATTACAATTCATCAACTGCAAGAATGCAAGTAAGACCTACAGTTGAATCGGCAACAATAATAATTGAATTAACAACTGAAAACGGAAGAATTACATTATTAGATAATACGATTACCTTAGATATTCTTGCAGATGATACGACAATTCTTGCTGCTGGTGCTTATAAGTACGATTTAGAAATTGAAACAGGTGCGGATGTAATTCGTTTAGTTCAAGGAAATTTTACAGTTTCACCTGAAGTTACAAGGGTAAACCCATAATGGCTAATACAGATATTTTTGCAAGGGTTATTGTTAATGAAGACCCCGTTAAAGCAACTGTTGTTGTACCTCAGATTGTTGCAACAATTAACGATCCGTCTTCAAAAGTTGTTATCAATAATGATTCTTCTGTTGCTGTTTTTCGTTATGTTTCTTTTACTCCTTCTTCTTTTTCTGTTGGCTTGACTGCTCAAAACAATATTTTTTCTGTTTCAAATTCTCCTGTTACTTCTCAAGGTGTTATTGATTTAAGTTTTATTTCACAAGGGCAAAATACTTTTCTTGCAGCTTCTTCAACTAAAAATAGTGTTCCTGATTTTAGAAAAATAACACAAGCAGATTTACCAGATTTATCAGGAACTTATTTAACTTCAGTATCTCGTAATGGAACGCTTACAGGTTATGGTACAACAGCATCACCGCTTCAAGTTGTTACAGGTGGTTCTGTTGGTACAGTAAATTCTGTTGCAATAACATCAACAGATTTTACAATTTCCGGTTCTCCTATTACAAACTCTGGAACCATAATTGCTAATATTGCAACTACTGGTGTTTCTTCTGGAACTTATGGTAGTGCAACACAAGTTCCAATTATTACAGTTAATGCAAAAGGTCAAGTAACAGATGCAACTACAACATCAATTTCAATACCAACGCAAGGTTTAACATCTGTTGGTATTCTTTCAGCAAGTTTAACTGTAACAAATTCTCCAAGAACAACAGATGGAAACATAACTTTAGAAACTGCTCCAACTGGAGTAACTACAGGTGTATACGGAAGCAATTCGTCCATTCCACAAATTACAATTGGGCCTGATGGTAGAATAACATCAGCAGTAAATTTATCTGTAGGAACTCCCGGTAGTGGTATTGGTACAGTTACATCTGTTGGATTAGTTTCATCGACATTATCTGTAACTTCTACACCAATTACTTCTAATGGATTTCTAGCGGTTGATCTTTCTTCTTCTGGTGTAATTGCTGGAACATATGGAAATTCATTTAACATTCCTATTGTTACGGTTAATTCCTTTGGGCAGATAACTAGTGTTAGCACAAGCGAAATAAGCCCACTTCCAGCGGGTGGTTTAACTAGTCAGGTATTAACATACAATAATGAAGATGAACAAGCTTGGGTGTATTCTGATGGGGGTACATGGTAATGAGTTTAACGATAAATAGTTATTCTGGTGGAACTATATCAGGATCTGGAACATTTGCAGATCCTTATTCAATTGAAATGAATTATTATAGTTTTAGTGCTTCTTTTAGTTATTCTGAAAACGGAACCATATTTTATGAATTTAGTGGTGAAGGATCACCTTATTACGATAACTCCGTAGAACCACCTGTTTATCATGGTGGATATGCTCTTTTTGTTCAAAATTTAAATTATGTTTGGAATGATGATTTACCTTTTACTGGGTTTCCTTCTGGTCTTTCTAACAGCGACAATTTTAGCGTAGACATTACTAATGTAAACCCAGTTGTTTTTGACATAAGTGCTTACCCAGAATCAGGAACATATGTTTGGGATAATACTACAGTTAGTCTTTCTGTATGGTTTGTTTCAGATGTCCAAATTCCTACTGCATTAATAGTTGATGTTCAACCAGCGGGAGTTGTTTCTGGTGATCCATTTACAACTCAACCAACAATTAAAATAGTAGATCAAGATGGAAATTTAATTCCAACAGCAACAGATGATGTTGATGTTTCAATCAATGTAGTAACTGGATCTGGGTCATTAACAGGAACTACGACAATAACCGCTGTTGATGGGTATGCAACTTTTACTGATTTAGTTGTTACTGGTTATGGTTCATTTTATCTAACATTTTCATCAGGTACATTGACTTCTGTAAATTCTGATACATTGTTTTTTACTCCTGATGCTGGAAATCCTAATCCCCCAATTCCAGTTAAACCAAAAAGATCATATATACCCTCATCAGTTCCAACTTCTGGTGATATGGAAACTAATGAATTTGCAATAAATGTTGCAGATAAAAAAGGATATGTTCGTGATTCAAACGGTATTGTTCATCAGGTTTTTGATGGCAATGCTAGTGGTTCTGGAACAGTTACTTCTGTTGGATTGTCTTCCACTAATTCAACATTAACAATTTCTAATTCCCCTGTTACAACTTCTGGAACAATTAAAATTGATTTATCAAAAACTAGTGTATCTGCAAAAGCTTATACCAATGCAGATATTACAGTTGATGCTTATGGAAGAATTACTGCTGCTTCAGATGGTGCTGTTGGTGTAACTTCAATTATTGCTGGGACTGGTGTTAGCGTAGATACTGCAACAGGTGATGTTACTGTAACCAATTCTTTGCCTGACCAAACTGTTTCATTAACTAATGGAACAGCAATTTCTGTAACAGGAACTTACCCTGATTTTACTATTACTAATGATGCACCAGACCAAATTGTTACATTGACTGATGGAACAGCAATTTCTGTAACAGGTACATATCCTGATTTTACTATTACTAACTCTTTACCTGATCAAACTGTTACCTTAACTGAAGGTACAGATATAACCATTACTGGAACATATCCAGATTTTACCATTGGTTATTCTGGAGTTGCTAGTGGTGTTACATCTATTATTGCTGGAACAGGCATTAGCGTAGATGTTACAACAGGCGATGTTACTGTTACTAATTCTTTGCCAGATCAAACAGTTACATTGACAAATGGTACAGCGATTTCTGTAACAGGAACTTACCCTGATTTTACTATTACTAATGATTCTCCAGATCAAACAGTTTCATTAACCAACGGAACGGCAATTTCTATAACAGGTACATATCCAGACTTTACTATTACCAATGATGCTCCTGATCAAATTGTTTCGATCACCTCTGGAACTGGCATTAATGCTACTGGAATTTATCCTGACTTTACGATTGATTCAACCATAACTCAATACACGGATTCAGATGCAAGATTAGCATTATCCGCTGGTACTGGCATAAGTTACGATAATGCAACAGGAATTATTACAAATTCAGAACCAGATCAAATAGTTGCGTTAACTGGTGGAACAGATATATCTGTAACAGGAACATATCCTGATTTTACAATTGATTTTGATGGGAACACAAGTTATCTGCCGTTAAGCGGTGGAACTATGACAGGTTCAATTACAAGTTTTGGTACAACGCATGATACTGAAGTTTCTGGTGATTTCTTTGGTGTTCAATTATCTGCTGATCACACACAAGGAACAATGATAAACTTTGATGGTCTTGATACCTATTCTGGTTCAAGCCACATGAAAGTAATTCCAACTGGTTTAACTTTTCCTGATGCAACTACTCAAACTACTGCTTACACAGGTGGTGCTGGTGTTTCTTCAATTATTGCTGGAACTGGAATATCAGTAGATGCTGCAACAGGTGATGTAACTATAACTAATGAAGCTCCTGATCAAACAGTTTCTTTGACTGATGGAACAGGTATTTCTGTTACAGGAACATACCCAGATTTTACCATTGCAACAACGATTACCCAATATACAAATTCTGATGCAAGATTATCCTTATCTGCTGGAACTGGAATTTCCTACGATAATGCAACAGGGATTATTACAAATTCTGCTCCCGATCAGACTGTTTCGTTAACTGAAGGAACAGATATAACCATTACTGGTACATATCCAGATTTCACTATTGCTTATTCTGGTTCTTCAGGTGGTGTAACTTCTATTACTGCTGGTACAGGTATTAGTGTAGATGTAACAACAGGTGCTGTTACTGTTACCAATTCTGAACCTGATCAAACTGTTACATTAACTGCCGGAACTTCCATTTCAATCACAGGAACTTATCCTGATTTTACAATCGGATATACAGGATCTAATCTTTCTGAAGCTGAAAACCTGATTGCAGAAGTTTATAACAATTCTGGTGCAACATTAACTAAAGGAACAATTGTTTACATCAATGGTGGTCATGGAAACCTTCCGACAGTTGCAAAAGCTTTGGCAACTAGTGATGCAACTTCAGCACAGACTTTTGGAATTGTTCGTACAAATATAACAAATAATAACAATGGTTATTTAATCATAGTTGGAAATCTAATTGATTTAGATACATCTGATTATGCAGAAGGAACACAATTATATTTAAGTGGTACAACTGCTGGTACATGGACATCAACAAAACCTTCTGCACCAACTCATCTTGTGTATGTTGGTATCGTAGTACGAAGCCACCCAACTCAAGGTGTAGTAACTGTAAAGATTCAAAACGGATATGAACTAGATGAAATACATGATGTTTCAATTACTAGTGTAGCTAACAACAATATTCTTCAATATAATTCTTCAACAAAGTTGTGGACAAATGTTGCTGGTACAACCAAAAACATTTCTGAAGATACCAACCTTTATTACACGGATACTAGAGCAAGATCATCTGTTTCTTCAACTGCTACGGGTTTAACTTATACTTCTGGAACTGGTGTTTTTAGTTTAACTAGTGGATATTCAATTCCTTCAACTAGCTCCCAAAGCAATTGGGATACAGCTTACACAAATAGAATTACATCATTAACTGTTACTGGTTCTTCAGGTGCATCAACTTTAGTTTCTAATGTTTTAAATATTCCAACTTACACTTTATTAGGTTTGGGTGGTCAAGCTTCATCAGCATCTTTAACCTCATTAGCAGGGTTAACATATGTTTCTGCAAGCTTTATAAAAATGACAGCATCAAATACATTTTCATTGGATACTTCAACTTATTTAACTGCTAATCAAACTATTACATTAAGTGGTGATGTTAGTGGTTCTGGTTCTACATCGATTACAACTACACTTGCTACTGTACCTATAACAAAAGGGGGAACAGGGCAGACTACAGCTAATGCAGCAATAAATGCTTTGCTACCTAGTCAAACAAGTAATAGCGGAAAATATTTAACAACTGATGGAACAAATTCTTCATGGGGTACAGTTTCTTCTGGAACAACAATTCCATCTGCATCAATGCAAATGTTTGCTGGTGCAATTACTCAAACAGTAAGTGCTGGAACCGTTACAACTACAGCACCAACAGGGTGGTTATTGTGTAACGGTAATGCAGTTTCAAGATCGACATATTCAGCATTGTGGACAGCATTAGGCCAAACAGCAAGCCCATACGGCCAAGGCGATGGTAGCACCACATTCAACTTGCCCGATATGAGATCAAGAGTTGGGGTTGGTGTAGGACAAGGAACTGGGCTAACAAACCGCACACTTGGTGGAACAGTTGGAACTGAAAACGAGACATTGTTATCTTCACAAATTCCCGCACATAGTCACCCTAATACCGTGAGTGGTGGAAATACTTCAAGTGCAGGAAGTCACACGCATACGCTAAGTAAAGAAGTTTTAACTTATGTTGGAAGTGGTGGGAGTAGATACGACCCATATCCCGGAACAGTTTGGACAGGTAGTCCAGCAGCAGGGTTAACGCTAACCACTCAGCCAGATCACCAACACACATTTACCCCAAGCATTACAAACAACAACAATACTGGCGGTGGTGGTTCTCATAATAATATGCAACCAAGTATTGGCCTTAACTTCATCATCAAAATCTAGGAGAAATAATGGAAATATTAATTACTGAAGTAACGACTATGGAAGGAATAAAAGGTTATTCCATTACATATATTAATAGAAACAACAAAAGAACTATTAATGATCAGGATTTTTTCCCTGATGGTTCGGATATAGAAACTAAGGTTCAACAACTCAAAAAGTTGTTAAAAGACTATTTCATTTTACAACCGTAAATGTTAGAATGTTTATTTATTACAGGAATAAAACATGATGTTTTCTGAAATAAATTTTATAGAAATATTTGAAAAGTTTGGAGTTTCTTTAGGCTTTTTAGTTTTCATGTTATGGACAACTTACAAAGGTTTTGGATGGTTGGGAAGTAATATATTATTACCACTACACCAAAGGCATATGTTGTTTATAGATAGATTAGAAAGCTCAATAAATGAAGTTACTAAAGTACAAACTGAATCTATGAGAATCTTGGCAGAAGTTTTAAACCATACAAAAATTTTACGGAAGGACTCTAAAAATGATTAAGTTTCCAGACTCGTTACCAATGGATTCTATTTTATTAGTTATAAATAAAATCAAAGGTACAAATGAACCATCTAATAAAGAATTTGCGGAAGCTATTTGGAATATCGTTGGCTATGCAGCTAATCAGGTTATACCGGAAGATAGGCCGATTATTGGCGAAGTTCAAGATTTGAACCTTGAAGATTTTGCAGCAATTTTAGAACAAGCAATCACAATGAAAGATTCTCCTGAAGTTACTAAACTTCCTTGGGCTAACATTTTAAAGATTGGTTTGAAGCTTTTGATTTCGATTTTTTTGTAATAGGGGATCGGATTGGCACAAAGTAAGAAATAGGTATTTAGAAAAGTATCCAACTTGTGCAGCTTGTTTAGAAGTCGATCCCAAAGATTTACAGATTCATCATGTAATACCTTTTTCAGTAGATGAAAAATTAGAATATGATGAATCTAATTTAATAACGCTTTGCCGGGAATGTCATTTTCTTTTTGGTCATTTAAAAAATTGGCGATCTTTTAATAAGTGGTGTCGAACAGATTGCAAAACAATGTCTGAAAGAATAAGGAATAGACCATGCTAAACATCGTTTTATTAGTGTTTCTGCAAATTCCAACGGTAGAACTACCCGCAAAGGTTACAGGGCAAATAGGGGCATTTATAACGATCCCTGCAAGAACAGAAGCAAAATCTGTTAAGTGGGTTTCGGTTGATAAAGGTTTAAATATTTTCCCTGTTGATCTTCTTAAAGATTCTAAAACTTTGATTGTTACGGCTCAATCTGAAGGTGCTTACAGAGTTTTTGCATATGCTGGAAATGAATTTGGGCCTTCTGATCCAGCATTTACAACAGTTTTAATTGGTGAAAATCCTGAACCTATTCCAGTTAATCCAACAGAATCAGACATTACAAAAGCAGCATCAAAAGAAAATAAAGATTCAGTAAAATGGTTGTCTATGTTTTATACCCAATTGTCTACAGATATCCAAAAACCTGAATATGAAACTTTAGGAAGTGTTTTTAAAACAGCTAAAAAAACAATTGATGATAAATTTAAACCTGAAGAATTATCTAATCTAAGAAGTGTTATAGGTAAAAGGTTAAATGAAAAACTTCCTAAAGATGCTGAATTAAAACTTACACAAGATGTTAAGGATTTATTAACATCAACATTTCTACAAATTTCTAAGGAGTTAAAATAATGGATGAACCATTTGGTGGTTTTAAAAAAACTGTAGAAATTGCAAACAAATTTGGTTGGTTACCAATTGAATCCCAACCTCAAGAACTTCAAGATAAATTTAATGCAACATTAGTTCCATTTATGATTTCAGGGGAAGATGTTGAAGCAAAAGAAGCTTTGTTATATAAGGTAGTTAATAAAGCTTGTGGCTATGATTTTTTCCCTTGGAATCAAAAAACTGGTTCTTGTGTCGCTCAAGGTGCTTTAGCAATGCTTGCAACTTTGCAAGCTGTTGAAATCGTAACACTAGGACAATCTTACGAGGAATTTAGAGTTCCATTTATTTTGTATAATTATGGGCAATCTCGATCCCGTGGCGGTCTTCGTGGAACTGGTGAAGGTTCTTTTGGTTCATCAATGGCAGAATCATTAAATGAAGATGGTTGTCCTCCCCTAGACCCTAGTTATCCTCAACCGATTAAAGAATCTGATGGTTCTTTCACATTTGGTGCTGCTGCTGAAATGGCTTGGTCAAATGGCGATAAACCCCCAATGAACCTAAAAGAAAAAGCTAATAATTTTAAGATAAAATCTACAAGCAAACTTGTAAACGCTTCACAAGTAAAACAAGCTTTAGCAAATGGATATCCCGTTACAATCGCTTCTAGTTGGTGGGGTTTTAGTGATTTAAAAGTTAAACCATCTGGAACACCATCAATCCAATTAGCTTCAAGGAATCAAACTTGGGGACATCAACAATCATGTTTGGGATTTACTACACATCCTGAATTTGGTCTAATATTCCTAATTCAGAATTCTTGGGGTAATTCTCATGGAACATCACCCGGTAATTTTGGAGAACCAAAGGGATCATATTGGATTAAAGAATCTGATATGGATCGAATTTGCAAAGAAGAAGTGTTTTCTTTTTCAAATTTTGAAGGATATCCAGCAAGAATTATTGACTGGAATTTGTAACTTTTTGAAAGGATTTTGAAATGTTTTCATTAATTTTGGCGGTTGGTTTTGCAGTTGATTTACCTGTTCGTGGTGGTAGCTGTTCTGGTGGTCAATGCTCTGCTGTAACAGTTGAGAAGAAAATTGAAAAGAAGGTTGAAATAAAAGTTCAATCTAATAATCGTAGTAGGTTTGGGAAAATTAAATCCCGTTTTGTTCGTTCGTGTTCCTAATGAAAGGGTGTTTTTATGAATCCTCAAATGATGGGTGGTCAACCGGGAATTCCTGTTGCACATCCTTCCCTAGATGTTTTTGAAAAGTTTATCAAAGGTGAAGCTACAAGGGAAGAAGCTGTAAACGCTTTTGCTGATTATGTAATGACTGGAATTCGTGGTATTCCTGTTCCAGAAATTGATTTAGCAAAATCTGTTTTGTCCTATCCAAGTAATAATTTCATGCAATACCCTCAAGTAATTCAATGTATGGCTTTGCTTATTAAGGGTTAATTAATGAGGTTATTTTAAGTTATAATAGAACACTAGACTGTTAGTGTTCTATTTTTATTTAAGGCAAAAATCATGCGAATACAACCTGTACAGGGAAGCGGTAGTAATGTTGGCTTTGATGCTGCTACAGGTTCTATCACAATTTCAAATGAAGGTTTAACACCATTTCTTTATTTTAGAGTTAATAATAAAATACCTTATGGTGATGAAGTAGAAATCACAGGGTATTATCGTTATTACGATTTCTATGAAGTTACTTGGAATGGTACAGATTTTGAAGAAGTTATTGGTGGTTTGTTCGCTGATTTTGATACTAGAGAAACTTGTCCTAAACTTTATGCAATGCCTTATGATATCGATGAACCAACTAATCAAGGTAATTTTGCTGGCAATGTAGGTGTATCAGGTCAAGGTTTAGTTTATGTTTCTAGATATCGTGGTACAGATTCAACTGATGGTAGAGATGTTTACGAATTCCTTAGAAGTTTAGATCCTTCTTCAAAATGCTTTGTTGAAATAGATGAAACAGGGATTATTAACGGTTATTACCCTGCATTGGGTTTTGATACCCTTTCTCAATCTTCTGCAAATATGGGTACATTTTGGGGCAAAGATATCAACGGTGGTGAATTAGTTGCTGGAAGAAAATATGTAGGTTATTATGTTGGAACTTCTTACGATCCATATCCAAACGATCCTATTAATTCCGATCCAAGACCTATAGTTACTTTATTAAATTCGCTTGTTGCCGGGCCTACAGGTATTACTGTTGTCACAGATACAACTTGCGTAAATGGTGTTTTATCAAATACCTATGCAACTTTTTACCCTTCTGAAACAGTTCAAATTGCAGAAGATACAAGAAAAAGTTTTCTTACTTTAAATGATACTCCTGATTCATATGCTGGTGTTGCAAATTATTATGTAGCTGTCAATCCAACTGCAACAGGTTTAAAATTTACCTCAACAAATCCCGCTTCTGTTACTGTTCCTCCAATGTCATTCATAAACCTCCAAGATTGTCCTAATTCTTATTCTGGAACATCTGGAAAAATAGTTACTTCAAATGGTGCTGGACTGACATTTACAACTGTTGCGTTTACTACACCAAATGATTCTTCAGTTATACCCAAACAAAACGCATTAAATTCAACTATACAATTCAAACTTATCAATGATGAATTAACTCCCGGTGCAAATAAATATTACGGAACTAATAATGCTGGTGTTAAAGGTTGGTACGATTTACCATAAGGGAAGCAATGGCATACAGACCAACAAACAATATTCAAGAAAATGTAATTCATAGGAACACAATCTTTGATTCTCAAGGAATGGTTTCTTGTTGCACTTGTGGATACTGCATTGAAAAAACGCAAGATCCAAGTTTAACATTAACTAATTTTAAAGCAGCAACCCCGCTAATAAACGAGCAATCAATTGGCTCAACCATAGTTGAGTTTTCCGACTACATGATTCCAACAGGAAGCTTTGATTATGTATTAACACCGTATCAAACTACAGATACTTTTGCAGATGGAACAAATGCAACAAATCTTAAATTTGCAGATTCTTTAGTTTACTATCCATTTTTAAAATGTAATGGAATAACCACATTAAAACCCAATGAATATTACTACGGTTTTAGCAATCCAAATGCTTGGCCTTTGTCATTAAATGTAAATGGTTTACCAACAAAAACGCAAAAACCTTACGCTTCAGAATTTGCAAAACCTTCTTATTCTCAGGTAGGAACATCACCATATGTTGCAGCTAGTAATGGACTACAGCAAACACCTTCTTATTATCCATCTCTTATAAATAATGTTTCTACAGTTTCAAATATTGTTTACGCTGATCAAATATTTTTTGATTCTCAATTTGGATCTTTTATTGCAAATTCCTATTATTTATATGATGGTTTTAATTATAGCAACACATCTTTTAATAGAACATTTTATAACGCTGGTTATCTTTATTACCCCGCTTCTACCCCAGAACCAATACAATCTAATTATTATAAATGGGGCGATGCTTCTACAGTTTTTTTTACATCTTATCTTCTAAAAAATATTACA